GGTTCGGCAGTGATCGGCGCATGACTAGTTATGCGCTTGCTATTCATGAAGAACTCACACAAGATGAGCACATCAATCCATCAAGTGATGAGTACTTCCGAAGAATTGATTCCGAGATGCGTAAAAGGTTCCCTGATGCATTTGAAGCTGATCAAGAAGTGGATGCTACCCCTCCACCGCGTAGATCAAATGTTGCACCGGCTACCCGTAGTACTGCACCAAAGAAAATCGTACTTACAACCAGTCAGGTAAACATTGCTAAACGTTTGGGTGTTCCTCTAGAGGAATACGCTCGCCAAGTTGCTAAAGATCGTAAAGGAGCTTAATCATGTCAGAACAGAATCGTAAACCTCGTGAAGTTGAAACCCGTGTAGCATTGCAACGCCCAGATGCGTGGCGTCCACCAGAGCAGCTACCAATGCCGGATCCTCGTCCGGGTTGGGCGCACCGATACATCCGTATCAGCATGGTTGGACAAAACGATCCGAAGAATATTTCTATGCGTTTGCGTGAGGGCTTTGAGCCCGTCAAGGCAGAGGAATATCCTGAGTTGATGATGCACGAAGTGAACGAGGGTCGGTTTAAGGGTGGCATTGAAGTTGGTGGACTATTGTTATGCCGTACACCAGAAGAGTTTGTTCAGCAGGCGCAGGACTACTACGCCAACCAGAACAAGGCTCAGATGGAATCGGTGGACAACAGTTTCATGCGCAGCAGTGATCCTCGTATGCCGCTTTTCAAAGAGCGTCGTTCAGAGGTGACATTCGGCAAATCTTAATTTTTCAGGAGTCCTTAAATGGCTTATCCATCTGTCTCGGCCCCTTACGGGTTCAAGCCAGTCAATCTGATTGGCGGTCAGGTATTCTCGGGTTCTACCCGTAGCCTGCCCATCCAGTACAACTACGGAAGTAACTTGTACTACGGCGACATCGTTGCCTTGTCTACTGGTTTTGTGGTTCAGTCCACCATCACCACGACTAACGGTGGCTTGTCTGCTCCAACTCAAAACATCGTTGGTATCTTCTTGGGCTGTTCCTATACAGATCCAGTGACCAAACAGAAGCGTTACAGCCAATACTGGCCTGCTAACACTCTGGCTGGTGACGCAGTTGCCATCGTTGCTGATGATCCTGATCAAGTGTTCAAAGTCGTGGCCTTGGCCTCTGCTGGTACTCTTGCTTCCGGCTCTATGGCTTTGGTTGGTCAGAACGTTGGTATCAACCGCTCATGGGCTGCTGGTACTGGCAACGCCAACACTGGCGACAGCTATATCGGCGTGACCACTCCTACATCGTTGAGCACAGCTAACACTGTTCCTTTCCGCGTTGTAGCTTTGCAGCCTGATACTGCTGTGTCTCTTGGTACTACCACTTACACAAGCATCTCTTCGACTACCATCACTTGCGCTGCGATTCCTAACGCATTGCCAGTCGGTACCGATCTGGGCACGCTTGCTCCTAACGGTCAGTACATTGCTTCTGGCAGTTTCATTGCCGCAGCAGCTTCAGCTGGCGCAACTTCACTCACCGTGAACGTCGCACCTAGCCCAGCAATGGTTGCCTCGTCTACCCTAGTGTTCAACCAATACCCAGAGTTGTTGGTTAAATATAACTTCGGTACACACGGCTATTACAACGGCGTAACAGTCTAAGGAGTAAAAAATGGCTATTTCACGCGCACAGTTACTTAAAGAACTGCTCCCCGGCTTGAACGCTTTGTTCGGTCTTGAATATGCTCGCTACGGCGAAGAGCACAAAGAAATCTACGAAACAGAAACTTCTGAACGTAGCTTTGAAGAAGAAACCAAATTGTCTGGTTTCTCTGCAGCTCCTGTCAAAAATGAAGGCTCAGCCATTCAATATGACAACGCGCAGGAAGCATGGACAACTCGCTATAACCACGAAACCATTGCTTTGGGTTTCTCAATCACTGAAGAAGCGATTGAAGATAACTTGTACGACAGCCTGTCTGCTCGTTACACCAAAGCCTTGGCTCGCGCTATGGCCTACACCAAACAAGTTAAAGCTGCTGCCGTTTTGAACAACGGTTTCAACTCTACCTTCATTGGTGGTGACGGCGTTTCTTTGTTCAACTCTGCTCACCCCTTGGTCAGCGGTGGCACCAACGCAAACACACCTTCTACTCCTGCCGACTTGAACGAAACATCGTTGGAAAACGCTGTGATTCAAATCGCTGCTTGGACAGACGAACGTGGCTTGCTGATCGCCGCCAAACCCAAGAAGTTGATTGTTCCCCCAGCATTGCAATTCGTGGCAACTCGTTTGCTCGAAACCAAACTGCGCGTGGGTACAAACAACAACGACATTAACGCTATCGAGAACAATGGTTCGATCCCTGAGGGTTACACCATTAACCACTTCTTGACCGCGCCTAATGCTTGGTTCTTGTTGACCGACGTGCCTAACGGCATGAAACACTTCGAGCGTACCCCCTTGCAGAACAGCATGGACGGTGACTTCGATACTGGTAACGTCCGTTACAAATCCCGCGAGCGTTACAGCTTCGGCTGGTCTGATCCTCTCGGTATCTACGGCACATACTAATCCCTTGCGGATGAGTAAAAAAATGGGGGCTTCGGCCCCCTTTTTTATTGACTAAATCCTGATTTGGTGTATATTCTTGACATCTGGGTGATACTCTTGCCAGACTGCCCCAGCAGACGATGCAACGATTGGCGAGAGGCTTTTGCATAAGGACTTTTTGTCATGGGACGTTCCACCTTCCAAGGCCCGATTCTTTCGGGCGAAAACCGTTTTGGCCCACAACGTAACGTTGGTACTGTTGAGTTGGTTCAAAACGCATTCTTAGATTTCTCCGTTACCACTCCCGGCACTACCAACTACGGTGGCGCTTCTGGTATCTTCGTAAACTCCAATGGCATTCCTAACAACGTTGCCACGATTTACACACCTCAAAACGGCGCATTCAGCAATAGCGGCCCCACAGTGGCCTCTTCTCCTACCGCTGATACAACTGGTACCAACTATCGCGGCGCAGTGTTCTTGTTGCCCTACGGCTGTAACATCATTGATGTGATCATCGATCAAGGTACAACACCTACTGATGGCACTCACGCTGTTACATCGATTCAGCCCTACATCTCCAACAACTTTGCTACCTCTACTGGTGTTTATGGCACTAGCGCAGCTATCACTGGTACTGGTCGTACCTACGCAACATACTCGGCAGCTCAGCTGGATAACGCCAACGGTACATTGCAAGATGTGCAAAACATTCAGCCCGGCCAACAGCCAACATGGTTCTCCCAAGTTGTTGTGACCTTGGCTATGACAGCCACTGGTTTGACTTCTGTTAATGCTGGCCAGATGAACATCACTGTTCGCTACACACAAGCTGACTACAACATCGGTAACGTCACAACTTACCCATACGGTAACTTCGACTAATCTCTGAGGGGCTTCGGCCCCTTTTCTTGAACAAACAGGAGATTAATATGTCAGGTGTATCGGTATCAAGCGGAGCAATTAGCTCGATTACTCGAATGAGTAAAACTGAGCCGTTTGATCTGCAGTTGGCTCGCGGTCAGGTGTTCGGTCACTACGCCGTTCAAATATTTGGCTACAGCACATCAATCGGCAATAACCTTCAGGCCATCTGGGAAGGTTCGTCCACATCAGCTGGCGGGGATTATTACTTCCCAACAGCAGCAACAACTTTGACATTGGTTAGCACTTCATCGGCTGACACAATGCAGATTTTCATTGCTGGTTTGGATTCCAACTTCAATATGCTGTATGAGACGATTACTCTCAACGGCACAACCCCAGTGACATCTGTAAACTCATACTACCGTGTCAATGGCATGTATGTAATTGCTGGTGTGAATGCTGGCGTCATCACAGCAGTGGCATCATTTGCTACGACTGCGGCAAGTGGAACTGGAACTGCGGCAACAATCACATATAGCGGAAGCTACGTATTCACCGTTGGCTCATCGGTAAAAATTGCCGGTGTAACTCCAACAGGATACGACGCAACTACTGCTGTTGTGACGGCATCATCT